TTAGAGGTGTCGTCGGTCGTGGGCCACGGTAGCGGCTCGCCGGTCGAGGTCCGCAGAATCGTGGCGGCCTTGCGCATGCCGTTGAATTGCAGCAACGCCACTTCAAGCGAATCGACAAAGCCTGTCGGCACGGTGTAGCCACCAGCCGTGTCCGATCCTACCGACAGGGCGTTAAGAACCGCCGCCTTCTGGTTCACGCCGGTGGGTACACGATAGAAAGTCGGCAGGCCGAGCTTGAGCGTGTTGTTCTGCGCGCTCATCCCAATCGACGTCATCGCCGACCGATGTTGATCGGTGATTAGCTCGTGTTGCTCGGACTGGGCAAACACCCAGCCAGTGAACGCATTGCGGGCGACGGTATCCTGATCCGGTGCCTGAGCCGAAGCACCGTCCGATCCGGCGTTGGTGTCAACCACGGACCCGCCGGCGAACTGGGAAGCGTTCGCTTCGAGCTTCTCCTGGTCTTCGAGAACCCGCACCTGCCCGTTGAGATCGGCGGCATCGACGTGGATTTTCTGAATGGCCTCCTGGTCCTCGGCGGTCAGCTTTCGCTTTTCCGTTTCGGCCTGGTCGACCACGTCGCGAGCCGTCTTGATGAGGGCCGCAACTTGCTCTCGTAGTTCCTTGGATTTCATTGTGACTGCCCTTGTTCTACGCCAGGGGCAGCCGGGTATGGGCGCACACAAAAAGGCCCGGTTCGGGGATGCCCGCTGGCCAGTGAGAATTGAATTCTCGCCGACCGACGAACTATCCCCGAACCGGGCCGGAAAAAGTCGCGCCGTCTTTCCGCGTCAATCTCGCGACCACCGGGGGGCGCGAGTCTCGCCGCGAAAGGCAAGTGTTAGGTTGTACTTATAATTATCGGGGTTGCATTAACTTTGTCAAGCGTGTTTTTGGGGTTCTCCGACTTCTAGCTCCCAGATTTGCTGTCTCGCCTCCAGTCGTTCAGCGGCTGCTTCCCTCTCAGCTTCCTGGGCGGCAGCCACCTGGGCGGCAGCCTCGGTGTCCGTCGCTGCCGTCGTCTCGCCGTCGTCTCGGATCGGGATGACCTCATCGCAGAAGCCCATCTCAACGGCTTTCTCAGCGTCGAATACCGTGCCGTCCCGCTTGCCGGTCAACAATTCCGTTACCGCTTCAAGTGATTGACCCGACTTGGCGGCAAACGTTCGGGCGATCTGGCCGTCAAGAACCTCTAGAAATTCAGCCATGTCCAGCATATCGAGGGTGTTGCCCCACGCTCCGCTGCTGGCCCGATGAATGAATAAAGACGCATTTTCGGTAATTCGTACCGTATCGCCGGCCATAGCGATGATGGCGGCAGCCGAGGCCGCGATGCCCTCGATCTCCGTTATCACTTCGCCGCCATGTTTGACCAGGGCGTTGTGGATCGTGATTCCGTCGAAGGCCAGCCCACCGGAGCTGTTGATCCGGACGTGAACATCGGCGTCTTTGTGTTCGGCGAGAAACTCAGCCACGCCTCGGGCGTCGACGCCATCACATGGATCGCCGATCGTGCCGTATACCAACAATTTAACCGATCCGTCATCCTGATTGACAGCCCCGACCTTGAATCGCTCACTGCTTGTGGCCGCTGCCTGGGCGTCGGTCGGGTTCACGTTGATTAGGTTTTTTAGATTTCGTGACATTTGTGTTACTCCAGTTTACGTTTCAGTTATCCAGCGGGCCAGGTTCTCGGCTCGTTGGCTCCAGTCCTTTGTCATGTCAGCCACCGCCGTGGGAAACTCTGCCCGACTAGCGTTGCCGGCTAGGTCGACCAGCAGCCGCTTCGATTCCTGCGCGTATTGTCTCGCCGCCACGGCAGCGGTTAATTCCCCGCCGGTTCGGTCGCCCGTCGAATAGAATGCGTCGACCATCGGCGTCAGTGCATCGCGAACCCTTCCTTCGTGGTCCGCACAGAACCCATCGAGCCATGCCAGGAAGTTGCCCTCGCGCTTCGCGGCATCGGTGACATGGCGGCGCTCGTATTGCAGTAGGTGAGCAAGCCTATCAACGATCATTACGCGGTGGGCCTCGTTGACCTGCGCGGTCTGGGTTTGCGGAGCCGCTGGCTGGCCGTCTGATCCGACCGGCGTCCAGTTAGCCGGAACGTAAAACTGTTCACCTTTGTCGCCTTGCGAGGGCAGATTCATTCGGGCCGATACCTGATTGGCGTTCATGGCGCCCATTTCACGTAGAGCCCGGTAGCTCATTACCTGGTCAAGCAGGGCCGTACTAAGGAAGGCTGCCCGGTTGAACTCGATAAGCAGTTGACCTTCCGCCTTCTCGCGTTCGGTCAGTAGCTTCTGTTCGCACTCCTGCTCCATGACCACCATCCATGGGTCGAGCGAACTGGCCAGATATTCCTTATTCTCTTGCTCTAGGCTGTTGTAGCTTGTTCGCGCCGGGTGGCCCACCTTGTGCGGCGGCATACAGAGCACGTTGGCTATTTCAATCAACCCGAATTCGCGGGACTGAAGAAGCTGCGCTTTTTCGGGGTCGATCCCCAGCGGCTTGAATTCCATCCCGCCATGCAAGACGCCAGGCTTGTGCATGTTTTCCAGGCCAGTTTGCATTAACGCCCAGTTATCGCGCAAGTCTTTCAATTGCGGTTCGCTAAGGGCCCGGGGGGCTGTTAGGAATCCGGCCGTTTGAGTGCCGTGTTTGAAGAACCGTTCGGCATGGCCATGCTCGGCAAGACCTAAACCGAAGACGTTTGCCATGACTTCAAGCACGTCCATACCCACTAAGCCGTCAAAGCTCAGGCCGGGAAAATGTAATACGTCCTCATCGCGGAACCTATGCTGAACTCCCTCAATACTCGTGACGTACCATTTTTCATCGTCTGCGATTACGGGAAACGTGGTAGGGGTCGGCGGTAATAGCACGCGGCCGACGGGCTCCGCACCACGAATGCCGCCGCGTCGTAAGATCAGCGTGTAAGCATTGCCTCGCATCTGCGTGTGTGTGAGACATGCTTTTTTCCACACTATCGGAATCATGCCGTTGCACGTCTGCCGCAGTATACGGTTCGCCGGATGGTCGGTCATTCGTGTTTTGCCGCCGTCCTTCTCTCGCCGCAATACCTCCAGCGGGATTTTGCCTATGTCGTTACTTCGTGCATTTACTCCCTTCCAAACCGCCGAGAGCCCGAGCGCCTTGTTCGTCGTTACGTCGATGCCCGTGCCTGAGTCGATGTTACCGCCAATCACCTTCAGCACTTCCGACGAACTGATCGGCACGGCCGGGTTCTCGAAAGACGCCATGATTCGGTCAAGTAGTTTTCGCATGTGTGCCCCTTCTACGTTCGTGCGCCGCCGCTCGGCTCAACAGCACGGCAATCACGATGGCCGCCGTGCCACCTACGATGCACGCGCCGGGCAGGCTCCAAGCCGCCACGCCGGCAATCACCAGGATTATTCCAGCCAAACATAGTAGGGTTCGGAACGTTTCCATTGTCTCACAATATCTGAATTCCAATTGATGCCCCTAGGTCGTATCGCTCCGCCGTGTCCATGCCCATGATGGCGGTTATCACGCCGTCAATTTTCCGCACGTCGTGGCGCGATGGCTTGACCGGCTTGAAGTTGCCGTTGCGGTCCTCTCGCAGTGTTGAGTGACCTATCTGCCAGACCATGCACGGGTCGCCGTTGTGCTCGATCTTCCCTTCGATAACGCGCCGCTCGAATTCTTTCGTCGGCTCATTGAATGCGCGGATGTCCTGCGAGAAGTTCACCCGCTCGATCCCCGTGCCCTCTTCCAGACAGCGGCCGTCGCGACCATACACGCCCTCGCTGATTTCCTGGGTCACCTTCTCGGCGTTCCAGTCGTCGTAAGGTAGTACCCGGATGTCGAACTGCTCTTGCAACTCGGGTATCTTGTGCCGCACATAGGACGGGTCGAACGTGGCCCCGGGTGTCAGAACGAAGTTGCACCTGGGGTCTTTCGCGAACTCCAAGAACGGTGCCTTATCGGCGTTCTCACGGGCGTACTCTTCGGGCATCCAGAAGTACCACAAGAACCGGAACCGCTCGTCCTCGAAGGGAAACGCCAAGCACAGGGACGTGAGGTCGCGGGTGCGCCCCATGTCTAGCGCGGCCGCGCATGGCAACCCTTCCAGGTCCGCTACCGTGAAGTCCTTCTGACAGGCGGCCCAGTCGTCCGGCCGAATATACGGATTCGCGCTGCCGTGTTGCCAGATGTTTAGTCGGTGCTGCTTGAACGTCGCGAATTGTGATAATGATGCCTTCGACCGCCGGTAGTCGTCCACGAACTCTTCCGGGTCCACCGTGTGACCCATTGACGGGTTGGCCATGCGGCCGTACTTCAGCGGATCGGCCGCAAGCGTTTCGTCGGTCAGGTCTTGCGGGGCTTCGTAACAGACAAACAGCGTTCGCAAATCCTCAGTTGACCCAGCCTCTACCAACTTTCCGTAGTCGTACTGATCCTTGCCGTAGCTGTCCGGAGAATCGCCAACCGTTGACGCCTCGATGTGGAGCGGCTCCGCTCGGCTGATACCGGCGCGTTCAATCCGCCGCATGAAGCCCCGGTCGACCACATGGGTTTCGTCAACAAGCGTCGATCCGTTCAGCCCTTCTTTTGATTTTGTAGTGCGCTCATTTGCCGAGGACAGCGGCTGTAAATACGAGCGGGTCGGCATGTGTGTAATGCGGGATAGATTCTGATTGATCTTGCATTCCCGCATTAGCGCGGGGCTAGAGCGTACCATTTCTATCGCGTGGGTACCGGCTATCTCCCTCGCCTGCTTGCCGTCCTTCGCGGCGAGAAATACATGCTGCCCTTGCTCGCCATCGCCGGCCAAAAGGTAGCAGCCCCAGGCGGCAAGGGTCGGCGACTTCTTACACTTTTTTGCCACCCATATTGACGCCCGGGTGAACCGCCGCACATTGCGATTCCATCGCGCCGATTTATGCACCCAACCGAACATCCGCATCGTGGTATCGTATTGCCAGTCGCGGCACTCGAACGGTCGGCCCGCGTACTCGCCCTCATATAGGCAAAGGTAGCTAGCCATCCAGTCAACCACGAACTGCCCGCGCGACTCATCGAACCAATGACCAGCGGCCACGGCGTGCTCGTCCGATGCGTTGCGAATCCATCGCCTTGTAAGGCTGTCTACCGTCATGCCGTCCTATCTCTGCGTATTACGCTCGTAACCTTGTCGGTCGGCACGTCCACCTGAATGCTTGCCCGAGCCGAAGGGGTCAATCCGAACTCCTGTTCAAGTCGCCTTAGTTCGACGGCCAGCGTATTAACGATTCCGACTTGCGGCCACTGAATCGGGTACTTTTCACCCGCCTTTGTAGTCGTAATAAATACCTCGCCGTTTTCTTCTATGAATTTTTCTGCTCGCCTCCACCGGAACCACAAGCTGCAATACCGGGCCAGCGCGTTGCCGTCCGATTTTGCCAACACGCCCATCGTTCGCAGGTGCGGAATGATCTGCTTCCAGACCACTTTCGCTTCCTTGGATAGCCACCGCGGGCAAGGCGGCGCGCCAGTCTTAACCTCCGGATCGTTGCGCCGGTCCGCAAGTGGCGAACCTCGCAACTTTAGTGTGTCGGTCGGGGTTCTTCGGGGTCCGCGTTTACCCATCGTCGCTGCTTTGATTCGCGTCCGTCAGTTCCGTCGTGTGCTCCAGGAGTAACTGGAGTATTCTGGCCAGCGTTGTGATGTCCGCCGGCCCCGGTTGCTCTTGCATCTGCGTTAGCCTCTCGTGGTCGGCGTCAGTTATGCCGTCGATGTGCGTCATCTTCCGGGCGGCCGTGGCGGCTCCATCGTCCGATTCCTATAAGGTCAGCTCACACCCCAGCCACTTCGGCCGGCTGGCGAGCGGAGAGGTTGGGTTTCAGGCCGGCGTCTTTTGCTCGCTGGAGGATTACGGCCACGTACTTAGGTGCGAGTTCAGCTCCATAGCAGACGCGGCCAAGTTGCTCGGCTGCGATTAGGGTTGTTCCCGATCCAAGGAAGGGGTCAAGCCAGCGGTCGCCGGGGTCGGAAAATGCCTTAATGAAAAACGAAGGGAGGCCGACGGGGAATGCGGCAGAGTGGCCAACGCCTTTGCCGCCGTGACTGTCGTAGTTTGCGGCGACAACATTACCTGGATACGCCTCGCCCTGCTTCACATCTATCCCCTTGCTCCAATCCTCTTGGCCCTGCAGATTGCTAGCCCGTCCCTTGCCGGCAGCCCGAAAAGCCCGGTCGCTTTCGTGGGTCGCTTGATCCGGCTTGAATTTGTACTCGCCCACGGCAAAGTGATACACCGGCTCAAACTGGTTCTTGAACCGCCTTGCTGGCACTTTTGGAACGCCACTACTCTTCCAGCAAAACTCTTCCGAGAACCGCCACCCCCACCGCTTCTTCATCGCCAGCACAAGATCAAAAACGTACAGCACCCGCTCCCCATCCTCGCAATGCGGCTTGATGTTCACGAAGAACGACCCATCATCGGCCAGCACGCTCCGCACGCCCGCCTGCACGGCCTCCCACCACTCCACGTATTCGTCGGGCTTGATCGGCTTGAAACCGCTCGTCTCGTCGTACTTCCGTTGCTCGGCGTAGGGCGGCGAAGTGAAGCACCCGTTGACCTTCTCGACGCACAGTCGGGCGATGTCCGCAGCGTCGCGGCAGTCGCCACACAGTACCCGATGCGTCCCCGCCTTGCCCGGTATCTCCCACAACTGGCCCGGCTCGACCTTCCACTTCTTTTGTAGTTCGTCGGCCCGGTCGATTTGCGGCTCGGGGTCCGGCGTCTCGGCTTCCTCGAATAGGTCGATCCCCTCCCCCGTGGCCAACTCGGCGAGCATCTTTTCCACGCCTTCGCTCTCCGATTCGATGCTGGCCAGCAACTCGCCGAGGGCCTGCTTGTTCGCCTCCGCCATCGCGGCCAGCGGGTCCAACGTGGCGAGCACCTTGTCCGCCTCTTCCTCGGTCAGGTCGAGGATCAGGACGGGCACTTCCTGATCAGGTGTGGTCTCGGCCCGTAAATGCCCGTCAATCAACTCCAGGCTGCCGTCTGGTAGCTCGCG